GAACTACCTAGGTCATATGTATTATCATCATCTGGAATAATGTTAGAATCTACATCAGCTCCAAAGACTACATTATCAGTAGCAGCATCACCCATAGTAATAGTACCACCATTAAATGTTGTAGTACCTGTTACTGTAAGATTACCACCTACTGCAACATTACCTGTTGTTGTAATAGCATCTATATAAGCATTCTTAAAGTATAATGAGCTAGTACCTAAATCTACATCACTATCTGTAACTGGAGCTAAAACCCCATCAGCTAAATATGCTTGTTGTACTGAACTACTTGATACTTCTACATAAAATTCTATATGATTATTTGTAGTATCTATTAAGACTTTGTTGTTTGGAGAAGTTTCACCAGCATCACCAATTAATCCTATAACTGGTCCAGAGGCTGCTGTACCATCATGTGTATGTCCTGTTGAATTGTGGAATGCATTTACTAACTGGTTATATTCGTTATTGAATAACGCAGCAGTAATTGTATCTCCATCTGCAAAAGAACTTTGTCTAGTATATCCTGCCATTATTTATTCTCCAATTCTTTTATTCTATTTATTAAAGTTTCATAGCCTTCCATTTCTTCTATACATTTAGGAGGATGTGAATCTTGTTGTAATTCATCTATTTTATTTGAAAGTTCTTGTACTGCGTTTATTAAGTACCATGTTAGATTATCAGTATTTACAGTTTTTTGTCCTGAAGATTCTGTCGTAACAACTTCGGGTAAAACTATTTCTATTTCTTGTGCTATAACACCAAGTTGTATTCCTTCTTGGTTTATAGCTAGATGACTTGGTAAGTCTGTAACTTCTTCTTCAGTTCTATATTCAAAATTCCTTATTTGAATATCTTTTAGTTTAGTTAAGCCATCATTATTATTTACAATATTCTTTTTAATTCTTGCATCAGAAGTTTGTGCAAAACTAGTTCCGTTAGTTCCTTGATACAAAGAACCTCCACCGGGAGGATAAATATAACCAGTATTATCACCTTTACCAACAATACTAGTACCTATAACTAATTCAGAAGCAGTATTAGCACTTGTATTAGATTCACGACCTATTAAAATACATTCGGTTTTAGTAGTAATAGTAGAACCAGCACCTTCACCTATAACTACATTATTACTAGCTGTAGTTTGATTAGTTGCAGCACCTTTACCTATTGCTACATTATTTGAACCTGTAGTGTTTGATGCTAAAGCACTTTTACCAACGGCGACATTGGCTCCACCAGTAGTATTATCTTGCATGGCTAAATACCCAATCGCAGTATTTTCTGATGCTGTGGTATTAAACCTTAAAGCTAATCTACCTACAGCAACATTATTGTCGCCTGTTGAACTTGTAGTTAAAGCATTTGAACCTATAGCTGTATTTCCTAATCCAGTAGTATTAGCATCTAATGTAGCATCACCAACTGCCACATTTGCAGCACCTGTAGTGTTTGCATATAAAGCATTGTAGCCCATAGCCACGTTGTTTGAAGCCGTTGTGTTTGCTTGTAAAGTGTTTATACCAAAAGCAGCGTTATAATTCCCTGTGGTGTTTACTAACATACTTCTAGTTCCCACTGCAGTATTTTCAGCACCTGTAGTATTTGCTGTTAAAGCACTATATCCAACTGCTACATTGTTAGCTGCCGTAGTATTAGCATCTAAAGCTAAAGCACCTACAGCAGTATTTTGTGTACCTGTAGTGTTTGCTGTTAAAGAGTTTTGACCAACTGCTGTGTTGTTAGAGGCTGTGGTATTAGCATCTAGTGCTGCATGACCAACAGCAGTATTGCTAGCACCTGTTGTATTAGCAGCCATTGCGTTTTCACCCATAGCTGTATTTTGACTTGCTGTAGTATTACTAGCAAGGGTATTATCACCTACTCCTGTATTTGAACTACCAGTAGTATTAAGAGTCATAGAGTTATAACCAATAGATGTATTATAACTACCTGTTGTATTTGCATCTAGTGTAGCAAAACCTACTGCTGTATTTCTATCACCTGTTGTTAAAGATGCAAAAACATCAACACCTAAACCTGTATTATAATTAGCAGCATCTATAGTACCAGTTGAATCATCACCAATCATAATTGATGAAGTACCAAAAGCCTTTGAAGTTAATGCTGTTGAGTTTAATAATGCACTCGTTACTTTTGTTATTGCCATTTGTTTTTATCTCCTGCCTGAAGGTATGTAATCTACATAAAAACCATTTATCGTATATGGTGCTTTTGTGTCATCACTTATAATTGTAAAATTGTTACTAGTTCCACTTCCTTGTAATGGAATCCTTATTAAAGGGTTATCACCACCACCAAATACATTTGTATTTAATAAAGCATCTCCAAACTTTGAAGGTGGATTTATAACTCCTATATCAAATAAATCTGGTGGTTGAGGTATATCAGTATTACCATAATCAAATCTTACTTGTATATCTGGTTCAACTATACCTTCGGAACTTGCTGATACTCTAACATAATGTAAAGTTTTTAAAGTTCCTAAATCACCATAATCATAATTAGGTGTTTCATATCTTGCTAGTATATTACTACCATCAAAATTATTTCCTGTGTCATGCTGATAAACATATCCGTTTGTATCACCATGATAATATTGTTCAACATTATTATTATCAAAACCTGAACTAATTGCAGTAACTTCTAATCCTCTTGTCTCTGACCATTGAAATCCATCTGGTCTTAATGTTCCGATAATTCCTTTTTGTTGAGTATTTTCTAAACTTGTTTTTGTATAAAATAATCTGTATTGTGATTTATCTCTTAATACAATACTATCTATTACAAATGTATTTATATTCTCTGCTAAATCTGTAATTAAAGGTTGAATAGCTTTACTAACTGTACCTAACTCAACATCTCCAATTCTTGCTGTACCAGCTACTGTTCTGAAACCATCTGGTGCTAAAAATATTAAGTCACCACCAATCTCTTGAATACTATAGCCACTTAAACAACCCACATTCTTTGTTACCGGTACAATAGCTATATTACTTGAATCATTTATGTTTATTAATTTAAATATACTATTGGTACAAAATATAAATAATTCATTACGGAATCCTTTGATTCCTTCTATCTGGTCCTCTAATACAATATTACCTGAACCAGTACTTGTAAAATCTGTAGGGTCTAATGTACCACTATAATAAATTGTATTTAAGTTATCTTCAACTCCTGCAGCTATTAAATGCTTATCGTGAGTTGTAACATATTTAACACCTTTAGTACTTGATACAGTTATTTCCTCTGCAAAGAATGTTCTACCACTTAAACTACCACTACCTTCCATTCTAAATGCATAAGGTTTGTTAGCACCATCAGATATAATAACTTGACCATAATCATAAGTAGCACCATCAAATAATGTAAATTGACATTGCCCTTGTGAAGTTCTTGTTAAAGTACTTCTACCGGTAAAGGTGCTATAGTTATCACCACTACCTGATACAGAACTTCTACTAATGTTTACCCAAGTCTGTCCATCGTTACTAAAATATATTCCTGTTCCTGCAGTAGCTATAACACCATCTGCATAAGGAAACACACCTAGTATATTTGTTGTACCACCTGTAGGTTGTGTAGCACTTGTAGTACCTAACTTTTGATACCCATTAATTCTTCTATAGCCACCCTCGGTAGAAACCTCAAAGTTTCTTAAGTCTTTTGCAACTCCGGGAGTTTTAAGTAAATCAATTACATTAGATGATTTAACTAAACCTCCGTTTACTGCAACTGTATAGGGTTGACTACTAGCCATCTATATTAGCTAGGTATATTAAATGCTTGGTCAGGTGTAGGTGTTGCTACTGGATTAGTAATAACACTATCAACTTGACTAGCAAAAACTGCATCCCATTGTGATACAGGACATAAAGCTACTAAATCAGCTTTACTAAAGCTACCTTTAGCCTGTAAAGTAAATGCATTACTACCGTCTGCCTTTTTTTGATTTACCATTGTAGTAAATGTAGATGTGTAATAAGTAGCATCACCTTCGCTATCATTTTTATAAGTATATTCTAATTCCCATTTTTCTACTTTACTAGAGCTATTTTCATATGGGATTGCTTTAGTTAAGTCTTTAGTTACTGCCATTTATTATTCCTCCTTTAGAATTTTAATTTCAGATTTTAATTCATCTACTTGCGTAGAAAGTTCTTGTACTGCTTTGACCATCATAGGCATCAATGAAGCATCACCAATTCTTTGTCTGCCATCTGCTTCATCTTCAGTCCACATATCAAAGCCATCTTTTAAATTATGATTATCAATTACTTCTTTAACTTCCTGTGCTATAAAACCATGGTTGTACTTACCATTCATAGTTCTTGTTTCAGAACCTTCTTTATAGGCTTTCATATCTACAGGTATATCTTTTTCTTTTTTCCATTGGAAAGTAACTGGTCTTAAATCGTTAATAAAATCTAAGCCTACTTCTTCATCTTGTATATCTTCTTTTAATCTTATATCTGAAGGAG